ATTTTATTTTTTTTTTTTTAAAATAGGTCTTTTTTAAGCAAGTTCTAGGAAAAACATTGATATATAACAATTCTAGAGCATTTAACACCAGGAAAACACTAGGAATTTCCTAGGAAAATATTAACAGTTTTAGGAAAAATTACAGAGGGGGCTTTTTCTGCAAAAAAAAATTTAAATAAAATGTTTCTAGTGAAGTGTATTAGGAAATAAATTTGTGTTATTATCTGGTCAAGAAATGACCAAACGAAAAAATACATTAAAATCTACTGCTGAATTAACATTAAAACAAAAAGCTTTTGTTGATATATATGTAAGCAATTGGGGTGAAATTACTAAAGTTGAAGCTGCAAAAAGAGCAGGCTATAAATCAAATAAACCTGAAGGTCCCACAGAAATTGCAAGTAGACTAACTGATCCAAATAAAAACCCACATGTAGTGCGTTATATGGAAATGAAGTATAACCAAGAATTAAAAAAACATGAAGGCGATAAGTTAAAAAAATATAAAAGATTTGAAACCTTAAGTAAAAAAGCAGAAGACAAAAAACAATTTTCTGTTGCGGTAAATGCAGAATACAGATCTGGTCAAATGGCTGGTATGTTTGTAGACAAGAAAGAAGTAACACATGTTGGATTGGAGGGTATGAGTCGTGAACAATTGGAAAAAAGATTATCAGAGCTTGAAGGTAAAATCGGAGAAGCGAAAGATATTATTAACGTCACGCCAGAAACAGCTCTTGAATAGTGGTGGTTTTATGACAGTCTTTAACGAGATACATAATCCACATTTAAACACTTCAATTGGTATTGTCTCTGTAAAAACTGAAAACAAAAATGAATAACTGACTATCTATATGGCAAAAAATGAATAGCTGACTATCTATATGGGATTATTTTGATGACTAAATATAAGAAAAAAAATAAAAAAATTCAAAAATCAAAAATTTTAAATTTTAATTTTAAAAATTTAGGAAATGATATTTTACAATACCCTTTTGTTGAGGTAAAGTGGTTGGATATTGAGGGTGATAGTGGTTGGCAAGATACAAAAACTTTAAAAAATTCAAAATTACCAACATGTGTTTCAAAAGGTTATTTGTTAAGTCAAGCAAAAGGTATAACAAGAATTTTTACTGATTATATAGAGACTAAAGACAAGCCTACGTTTGATAACATTGGAAATACTACGATTATTCCAACAAGTGTAATTGTATCGATAAAAAAAATAAACTTGTAAATATTTTTTTAACGTTTATCTAGTTGTAATGGACAGATTTTTAGCATTTCTAATAAGGTTAATAGTATTTTTTCCTATACCCACTCTAATTATCTTGGTTTTACTTGCTTTTTTAGGTTTAAAATAATCACTTGACAAAATAATCTATATCCCTTATTCATGGGATATGAACATTAAACTAACAAAAAAAGAAAAAGACTTTTTACTTGATTGGTTGGAAGAAGACCTAGAACTATCTATTAAAAATGAAAGTTTGAATAATTGGGGTAAAAGTAAATTAAAATCAATAATCAAAAAACTAACAAAGGAGCAATAATGGGATTTGATATAACTGGTTTAAATCCAAAAAACTTAAAACTTAAAAATCCAAAATGTCCAAAAGATTTATTTCAGGGTTGTTCAAAAGAAGAACAAGATAAATATTTTGATGAATTGGATAAATACCAAGAACAAAAAGGTACTTATTTTAGAAATAATGTTTGGTGGTGGCGACCCTTAGCACATTATGTTTTAGAAAATACAAATGTAATTGATGAAGACAAAAAAGAGTGTTGGAGTGTTAATGACCATTGTATAGTTGAAGAGGAAGACGCAAAAAATATAGCTAAACAATTATTTGATTTAATTGATAGTGGTCATACAAAACGTTTTAGTGCAGAGTGGGAGGCAAGAAGAAAAACACTTGAAGTCCATAATGACAAAGTTGAAAAAGAACTTGAAGAACATAATCAAGAAGTTAAAAAAAGATTAAATAACGACAATCTTGCACCAAAAGATTTCCCTAAAAAAGATCATGACAAATGGGAAAAAATTTACAATAAGAGAAATAGTGATGCCTCTTACCCTTTTTCAATAGAAAATGTTGAAGAGTTTGCAGAGTTTTGTAAAAATAGTGGGGGGTTTAGCATTGGATAATTTAAACGAAACCAAAATAAAAGAATTATCTTTTAAAGTTGCAGATAAAATTTATTTTTCTTTCATAAATAATTTGAATAAAAGTGAAAGAGAAAAATTTGTAATTGATGATTTAGATAATACTGATGAAAAGGGTCAAATTGTTGGAACTAAAAATACAGAGTTAGGTATTGAAGTTTTTGATGAGATAGAAAACACAATAATTGATCTTTTAGAAAAAAGAATTTTTTGATTATTTTTAACAACTGTTATAAAATAAAAATAATCTGTGGTGTGGGGTACTTGTGTTTAAACAAAATATATTCCCTACATCACATAAACTAACAAAAACAAGGAGCAAAAATGACAAAACAAATAAGTAAAGATAATCGAGAATATTGGTTGAAAAAATTATCTTCCAAATTCTCTGATAAAAGAGAAAATATTGTTTCATTACACCAAGTTGAGATTAATGAACAATCACAAAAAAACTTTCCAATTTTTAAAAAAAGATTGGGAATTGACAAAGACTTATTAAATTATCTTAAAGTTGAAAAAGACTTTAACGATTATGCAAAAAACTATCAAAAAAGACTTGATGAAAAAAAGGATTTGGCAAAAAAACACTATGATAAAATTTTCCAAAAATTAAAGTCTTGGTGTGAAACAAGAAAATCTTTTGATAGTTATGATTTACCAAAATATGAATATGAAAGTAAAATTTTGGATTTATCTGATAGGGTTCAAGCCTATTTACAAGATACTTGTAAAAGAGAAACTAAAGAGGCATTTTACAAGTCTAAAAAAGGAAAAGAGATACAAACTCTTGAAGAGTTGGAAGAAAAAGCAACCGATTTATTACATAGTGATATGATTGGTTCAGAAGTTTTATCTCAAATATCAGTGATAGCAAAACAAACTAATATCAATATGACAATACCACAAAACACTTTAAAGGAATTACCGAGTAAGTAATGGTTAGTATTGATACACTTGTTAAAATATATAATAACTTTGGGGACAGAGAAAAACTGTCCCCATTGGGAAGTGCAGATGAAGAGATCATGTGGAATAATAAACTTACTGATAAACAAGTTAGTTGGTTAGAAAGATTTGTTATAGTTTGGGATTATGCAACCAATTTAGATGTTCATCTTCACAAAGCAAGTGCAATAGCAAAAAAGGAGTAAAAATGACAAAAATAAATTGGAAAAAAGAAATAACTAATTATCTTGTAGGTAGAAAAATTGTCAAGATTGAGTATTGTTCTAAGAAAGAAATGGAACATCAAGGTTGGCATAATCAACCAGTACAGATATTATTAGATAATGGTATTTGGCTTACTCCCACAAGTGATGATGAGGGAAATAATGGTGGTGCTATTCATACGAATATAAAAGAACTTCCAATTATTCCAGTAATTTATTAATGACTTTAAGACAAATATATAAAAAAGCATTAAAAAATAAATATAAAGGCAGTTTTCAAGATTTTATTAAAGATTTTAGTAATTGCAGAGAGGCATTTATTGAAACACAAATTGCTTTTTCTTTCAAAATTGAAAGAAGTCTTGCAAATTATCTCAAAAGATATTATTTTTAATTGACTAGTTAAACCCCTAACAATGCGAGAGTGGAGTTGGGGGTTTTTTTATGTTATTGACTTAATAAGTTTATGGCAAAATCTGAAAAAAATCTTTGGCAACGAATAAAAAAATTAAACTTAAAAGGTCAAATTTTTCGTATAGAAAGTAATACTATTAATGGAATTCCTGATGTTTATTGGTTGATAAATAACAAAAGTATTTGGATTGAATTGAAGTCTAATGATGTCAAGAATTGTGGACTTACAAAGTTCCAAATTAATTGGCATTTGACCCATTACAAAAATGGTGGCACTTCTTTTATCTTGCGAGAAGACCTCTCGCAGAGGACTTCTCAAAATTTACAAATTTTCGTGGTTCGTGAACCGAGACGCTTGGTTCGTGCCTACTCATCACTCAGTTTAAAAAATGCATTTAAAAAAATCTTGACGCAATAACCACGTCTCACGCATGACTTAATGACTATCCCTATGGGATAGTCATTAATATGGTTCATTAACATTGAACCAATAACCTTGCATATGGAAAATAAAATGAATGATTAACTTAACATATGGAAAATTTTTCTTATGTGTATATTAACATTATGCGTATGCGTAACTATTCATATGGAATTTTTCGTAATAGTTTACATTAACATTTTTAAAAATTATTTTTTTAATTGGTCCTGGAGTCGTGGCAGCTCTTACCTGGTCTATAGCAGCTAAAAGAAAAAGTTGACAGCTATAGGCATCCCATGCTAATAAGATAGGATTAACTAACATGGAGAAAAAAAATGAATAAAAATACAATAGTAAATTTCGAGGGAAAAGAAATAAAGATCCCCTTCGATATATATGTTGATCCAAAAAAAGCGAATGAGTTGCAGACTGTAGCTAATCCGTTTACTGGTATGAAAGCAATTCTACCAGCGTTTGCAGTAGCTGTTTACGATGTGATTAAAGGCAGCGAGGTCCTTCTTAATGGTAACACAGGACCACTTGAAAAAGACATACAAAAATCATTTAACAAAGGGCGTGAATTTTTTCAGAAGTATTTTACTGATGAATACTACACGTTATTAGACTAATGTTGTTAAATTATTATTCTCAAACTAAAATGGCTAAGGGGGAGAAGTTTGGCTATAAGACGGCCATCCTTCACTTAGCACCATTTACATTGAGTGGCAAAAACGTTTGCCCTAAAGCATCCCCTGAGTGTGCCGCAGCTTGTTTAAATACTTCAGGCCGTGGCCAGATGGGTTCAGTACAAAAGGCCAGATTAAATAAAACAAATTATTTCTGGACCAATAAGAATGCGTTCTTATGGGATCTGAGTCGTGAAATAGAGCAGCTCAAAAAAAGGGCAGCCAATCAGGGCTTTAAGTTTGCAGTTAGGTTGAATGGTACAAGTGATCTGGCCTGGCATCGTATGAAAGTGGATGGAGGTAGCAGCTTGATGCAGCTACATCCTGATGTGCAATTTTATGATTATACCAAAGTACTTAATTATTTAGATCATAATCTAAAAAATTATAATGTTACTTTCTCAGACTCAGGCCGTAACGACTCAGACATCAGTGCAGCTATTAGATCTGGACATAACGTGGCTGTTGTATTTCAGGATAAACTTCCAAAAAAATGGCTCAATCGGAGAGTGATCAACGGTGACCGTCACGACCTACGTTTTCGAGATCCTCGAGGCGTGATTATTGGACTTGTTGCCAAAGGCCAGGGGAGAAAAATTAATAATAAATTCATTAAGGCGGTGGCCTGATGGATCGATTTCTAGCCTTTATAATGAGACTTGTTATTTTTTTTCCTAGTACAATAGGAATTATACTCTTATTAGTACTTCTTTTTTAGAATGATTCTAATCTACAGCCCTACAACCTAGGGCTGTATTTAATTTAAATATTATTTGACATCTTATTAAATATGATTAATCTGGGACATGTACAAAACATAAAAACAAACTAACAAATAGGAGTAAAAATGTCAGTACAAAAACAAATAAAAAAGCTACCTAAATTAAAGGCAGCAACATCACAGAAACTTTTAAAAGCCTGTGAAGTAAATCAATACAGAAAAACCTACAATAAGCTTTGGGTAGATGTTAAGGAAGACACTCTACCAATAGTCGAGGCGTTTGGAGGGTTCACTGTTGGTCAACATAAAGGGCATGAATTCAGTCTAGAAATTCTTAAAAAGAATACTACTAGATTTGATATCAAGTCTTTTAAAGAGAAACACCCTGAAATCTACGACCAATTTTTAATTGGTGGTGAGTCAGTTGAACTTAAAACAAACTACAAAAAAGCTAAATAATGAATATTGCATTACATATATTCTTAATATTAATTAGTTTTACAATTGCCTTTTTTGGTGTTGTAATTCTTTTTACTATTGACGCTTTCACTGGTGGCATACTTGCCACTGGTGGAATTGTTTTAGCAATTAAGTCAATGGAGGTTTAGACATGGCTCGATTATCTTATAAGGGTTGGTTTATTAATTGTAGACCACTTAAAGACAATGACGGCAATTGGCAATTAGAACTCGAAAAGGGGGAAGTATTGCACACATTTACAATGTCTAAATCGATGACATTATCATCGGTTGAAAGTTTCGCATATGATCGGATCGATGAATATGTCGAGGACTTAAAAAAATCTTAATCTTTAAACATACGCCCCACACACGTGGGGCGTATGGCTCCCACCAATAGAGGTACCAGTCAAAATCCAAAAATTAAAAAAATTTATTTTTTGATTTTTTGACTATTTAAATTAAGGTTCTTACATTATTTACCTTAACATTGTAGGAGATATACAAGTAATTAGCTTTGTAATGAAAGGGGTTTCTTTTTTGGGGACCCAAGGGTATAGTAAATACATATGACTAATACAGATTTGATGACCACCGATCAGCTACGAAAGAGGCTCGAAAAAGTGTGGCTTCAACATATAAAATTATGTCAAGATAACTTCTTGTACTTTGTAAAGAATGTTTGGCCAGATTTTATTTGTAGAACTGATAGTAATCCAGATAAATGGGGACATCATCAACATATAGCACATGAGTTTACAAAAATTGCTAAACACAAAAAAGGAAGGCTTATTGTTAATATGCCTCCAAGACACACTAAATCAGAATTTGCATCGATATACTTTCCAGCTTGGATGATAGGTAAGAATCCTAAAATGAAATTAATGCAAGTATCTCACAACGCAGAACTTTCTGGAAGGTTTGGTGCTAAGGTAAGAAATTTAATTGATAGTCCAGAGTATAAACAAATCTTTGGGGATGTTAAACTAAGAGAAGATAGTAAGGCAAAAGGACGTTGGGAGACCAATCAAGGTGGGGAATACTTTGCAGCGGGTGTTGGCGGT